GCACCGTGATCGACATCGTATTAGACGGATTGAACCGCAACGTACACGGGCTGCGTACCGCCCTCGGGGGTGCATGACCGTGGCTTTTCCTTCCATCGCAGCCCCGACATATACGACCAGTGGGGAAGTGTATCGCCCGCAGATCCGCTCGGAGTTCGAGGGGAACTATGTCCAGTCTCGCCCCCGATCCACCCGGGCTACCCGCCGGTGGACCCTTGTGTGGAACGCGATGACGGAGGCCGACTATGGCACGCTCGATACTTATTTCATCGCGAATATAGGGACCACCTTTTCATGGACGGAGCCGGTGACATCTAATTCCTATACGGTGCGATTCTCAACGGATTCTCTTAAATGGAATCATTCCAATAAAGGCGTGAGGTCGGTGCAGGTCGGCTTGGAGACGATCTGATGCGTACGATCTCCTCCTACGGGATCGTCGAGAAGAATAAACTCACATCCAACACCGTATGGTTGCTGATGTTGCAGATAACGATCCCCGGCGTTGCAATCCCCATCCGCATAACTTCTAACAATGAGTCCGTCACATGGCGCGAAGAATCATGGATCGCCTTCCCGTTCGAGCTGGACGACATATCCGAGGAATCCAAGGGGGAAGTTCCGCAGGTTACGCTGCGCGTTTCCAACGTATCCCGCGTCATGGAATCGTACCTGCAGGACTTCGATCTGTACACGAAGACCTCCGGGTACTCTCCGATCGAGGTGAAGATATACGTCGTAAACAATCAAGGTTCGTTTTCCAGCGGCGTCGTGACAGATACCACGGCGGACGGGGCCGTGACGGATACGGGTTCCGCCGGTGCGCTCACGGACGAACTGTACGACATCGTCAATCCAGACCCGGAAGTGGAACACGTCTTCGAGTTGATGAATCCGAAGACGAATTCCATGTGGGCGACGTTCACGCTCGGAGCGGCGAATCCGTTCCGCAAGCGGTTCCCGCAGGGGAGGCTTCTCAAAAACCATTGCCGGTTCATCTTCAAGGATGCGTGGTGCAAGTACGCACTTGGAGAGACGACTTGCGATAAGACGCTCACCCGCTGCCGCGCCCTGTCGAACTCCGTGAACTTCGGAGGATTCCCCGGTGTCGGAACCGGGGGGATCAAAGTGGCATGAGGGGATTGATAGGCGTCCCGTTTGCCGACCGTGGACGGGATCTGTCGGGGATGGACTGCTGGGGACTGGCCCTTGCCGCCATGCGGCAGTTCGGCAAGGACGTCCCGGACTTCGACGTGTCGTGCTTCGATACCTTGTCCATCCACGCCATCTATGAAGGTCAGAAGGCGCGGTGGGCGTGGGAGAAGGTTGAAAAACCAGAACCGGGAGATCTCGCCGCCATGTGCCTTGATCCTCGGTATGCCGGTTTGATCCAGCACGTCGGTGTCTACATCGGGGATGGGCGGATACTTCACACGATGAAGAAGCGGGCATCCCACCTGGTCAAAGCGGACGACCCGTACTGGTCGAGGAAAATAGTGAGTTATTATAGGTGGATGGGATGATAAGGGCAGTCTGTGTGAGGAATCCGTTCGACCCACTGGCATCCCGCGAGATCCGGGAGTTCGAGCCGGGGAAGTCGATCCGGGAGTTGATCGATGATTTCTACCCCGAGGGTTCGGGCAACTATACGGTAGAAATCGCTATAAACGGGGCCAGAATCGACGATCCCGGCAAGTACGACCTCGTCGTACCCTTGGGGGATGCCTCCGTCGTCTTCTGCGCGGTTCCAGGAGGCGGGGACGGGAAGAACCCGCTGGCGATCGTGGCGATGCTGGCGTTGATAGTCGCTGTCCCAGCGTTGGTTGGATCGTTACCGATCATTATGTCTGCTGGGATGTCGGCGGTTGTGTCCACCGGGATGTATATCGCCGGGGGGCTGCTCATCCAGGCGATATTCCCGATGACTCAACCGGACGTAGGGGGCGGGAACGATCCGTCCTCCTCCTCGACCTATTCGTGGGAACCGGGCGGGAACGCAATATTGGAAGGCGGTTCGTTGCCAGAGGTGTTCGGTCTGTGTCGAGTGGTCCCTCCGATCATCGGGAAGTACATCGAATCCATCGACGACAAGCAATACCTTAATATCCTGTATGCGGTGGCCGGACATGAGGTCGACTCCATCACGTCCGTGAGGGTGAACGGCACCGCCACGGAGGATATGACGGGAGTCGATGTGATCCCGTCCCGCGACATCCGGTTAGGTACTGCGGCGCAGAACGTATTGCAGAACTTCTCGGACACCCGTGTCGACGTTGCCGTAGGAGCGAAACTCACCGACCCGGACGTATGGACGACTCGCACCACCACCGGGAACGCCGTTGAAAAACTACTGGCCACGTTTTCTTTCCCGAAAGGGATCTACTACGTTAACAACAGTGGGGGGATGGAAGCGCAGACGATTAAGATTTATGTGGAGTATAGCATCCACGATGCGGATTCATGGACTCGCTTGCAGGCGTACAATTCGGCGACGGAAACTGTAGTCACTCCACGGTGGTCGGGTGGGTACTGGGTTACGGGGGAGGATAATATCCCGTATTGGATAGAACTTGCTGCCGGGTCAACGACTCCGGGAGATCATGTCGAGGGGGATGCGTACCCTATCGGGTGGTACTACGATCCCGATACCGGTCAGAAGATCCAGGCAATCGGCATATGGCACTGGTTGGTTGATGCAGAAGTGATAGACGTCATAGGCACTGTACTACACGATTATTTTTCCGTCACGCGAAGTCAGACTTCCCCAGTGCATATATCGACGCCTATCGTTACAGTTACGGCGGGGCAGTACGATATCCGTTGTAAATTGGTGGAAGAATTGCCATCCACCGCCCGGTATGGGAACGACACCTATTGGGAGAGTTTCCAGGAAATCATCACCGACGACTTCACCTATCCCGGCACGGCGTTGCTCGCGGTACGCGCATTGGCGACCGATCAGTTATCCGGCGGGATGCCTTCCGTTGATTGTCTTGTAAATCGCATGAGGGTTCCCGTGTGGGACGGAGCGACGTATAAGGAGTACGCGTACTCCGCGAGCAACCCCGCATGGGCCTGCTACCACCTGCTGCATCGGGCGAGGATCAAGGGATCGCTACCGGGGCATGACCCCGCGAACTGGGATGTCGGGGGAGTGCCTGCCGACAGGATCGACTTCCGGGCGTTCCAGTCGTGGGCGGCGTGGTGTACGGAGAAGGGATACACGGTCAACCTGTATGTCGATCAAGCGATGTCCGTCCGCCGCGCCCTGGACATGATCGCCACAAACGGACGCGGATGTGTTGTACAGATGGGGAGTAAATTCTCCTGCATCGTAGACCGCGTCGAGATTACTCCAGTCCAGCGGTTCATGTTCACGGTCGGCAACATCGTGGCGGATTCGTTCCAGGAGGAATGGCTTCCGGTTACGGATCGGGCGAATGCCATCGAGGTGACGTTCTTCGATTCGGAGATGGATTACTCCCGGCAGACGGTGACGGTCTACGCGCAGGACTTCGACACGGCGGGTCACGAGATCAATACGATGCAGGCGACGCTCTACGGATGCGTTACCCGAGACCTTGCGATCAAGTACGGTAAATTCCTCATCAACTCGAACAAGTATTTAACGCTTACGTGTTCGTTCGAGGCGGATGTCGATGCCATCGCGTGCGTCCCCGGAGATGTGATCGAGGTATCGCACGACGTTCCGCAATGGGGGTACTCGGGGCGCGTGGTGTCGTCCGCTAACTCGACGGTCACGGTGGATCGGGATATCGACATCACGGGGGTCACGCACTATGTCCGCGTGAAACATCAGGACGACGATTCCTTTGAGGAGAAGGAGATCGCGTCCGTTGACGGCACGGGGAGAATCCTGACGATCTCCGGTACGTGGGGCAAGAATCCTGCGCTCCACGCCCTGTACTCCGTAGGCCATATCAACGCCGTGGTGAAGTTGTTCCGGGTGCTTCGCATCAGCCGGTCACAGGAGATGCGCCGGAAACTCACCTGTCTGGAATACGTTGCGGAAATCTACGAAGACGGGGCGACGATACCTGATCCGGTGAATATCTCCGATCTGCCGAGGATCACGGGGTTGACCGCCTCGGAAGTATACCGGGGAGGCTCCGAGACGAAAGTATTCCTGCAATGGCGTGGGTTCGCGCTGTTCTGGAACGTGTACTATCGTCGGCGTAGCGGCGGAGCGTGGATGTTCTTCAAACAGGTTTATAACCCGTTGTGCGAAATCGGGGGACTGGACTACGGGGTGCTCTACGAGTTCGCAGTTACAGGGACGGATAATCCTACGGACGGTGAGACGGTATCGATCACCCTTCGCGGGAAGATCGACCCTCCCGGAAACGTGCCGAGCATGACCTATACGAAATCTGGATATACCGTGCTGGTGGAGTGGACTCCCGTTTCGGATTTCGACTTGTGGGGGTATGAACTACGGGTCAATAACTTCAGTGCAACCGGAGAGGATTCCTGGACAACTGCTTCCCTCCTATTCAAAGGGAATGCGCTGTCCTATGTGTGGACGTACAACGCCCTCGGGACATACCTTCTGCAAGTATGCGCCGTCGATGCCTTCGGTAATTACTCGACCGTACCGTACACTAATTTCATCTGGATCGAGATACCTACATCCCCCTCCATCACCTATGCGTTTTCGGGACCGTCGTTGGTTCTGTCGTGGCCTGCGGTGTCCAGTAACTTCGCCATCGAGCATTACGAGATACGGTACGGGACGACGTATGCAACCGCCGCTGTCATCGGGGTAACGAAGGCAACTATATACACCGTGAACGTTGATTGGAACGGTACGAAGAGATTCTGGGTAGCCGGGTGGGATATAGCGGGGAACGAAGGGAACCCGGCGTACTGCGACGTAATCGTCATATCCCCAGGGGCGATCATCCCGGCAACTCCTCGGGTGATCGACAATAATGTGCTGCTGCAATGGTCCGCTCCGACAACGGGTTCCCTGCCCATCGCCTACTACGAGGTATCCAAGGGCGACGCCTACCTGACCTCTGAGTCCGTTGGCACATTCAAGGGCACGTTTTGCGTCGTGTTCGAGAGTGTTTCAGGCGAGTACAAATACTGGATCGTGCCGGTGGATTCCGCAGGAACGCACGGTACAGAGGTAAACATCTCAGCGACGGTGAATCAGCCGCCGGATTATGTCATCCTCCAGAACTGGACGGATGACTATTCCGGCACGAAGGTATCGGCGCTGGCATACGACGGGAAACTGTACGCGCCCGTAAACATCACCGAGACGTACACGGAACACTTCGCCGTCAACACGACTCCGCAGGCGCAGATAGACGCCGGATACCCGTTGTGGATTCAGCCGGTGCCGAACACCGCCACGTATACTCGGGTGTTCAACTACGGAGCCTCCATCGATGTACTGACGAAGATCACGGTTGAAGCACCGTACACGCAGGAATACGGCACGGCGACGATAGCGGCGACGATCGAAGTATCCGCAGACAACGTGACGTATGAAGCCCCCGTATCGGGATACACAACGATCGCCAGCGGGTTCCAGTACGTCCGTGTGGTGCTCACCGTAACGGGAGGGTCCAATACCGCGATGCTCGCCATAACGAGGCTGAACGTGAAACTCGACCTGAAGCAGATCACGGATGCGGGCAGAATCGAGGTCACATCCAACGGGATCACGGTCAATTTCAACAAGACGTTTATTGACATCGTTTCCATCACCGTGACGGCGGAAGGCACGACCGCCCTATTCGCCATCTACGATTTCACAGACGTGCCTAATCCCGATCACTTCCATATCTACTTGTTCGATGCCGCCGGAGCGAACGCATCCGGGTCGGGCAAATATGTATCTTGGAGCGTAAGGGGGGTCTGATGGCTAACTGGTCGTTGCCGAGTCTCACCGACCTGTATACGAACTTCCTGGCGTATTTGAAGGGAAGAGATGACGATGCCGCACGGTTAAACGACAACCGTGTTGCGAACGCCACGAATCTACCGGACTATGCGAAGCGGTGGAACAATACCACAAAGACGTTCCAAGAATGGGTGTCTTCCATCTGGGGAAACCTTGTCATGGGAGTCGCGGGAGGAGGAACGGGAGCGTCCAACATTAGGGATGCGAGGACGAACCTGTCCGTGTACTCCATCGCTGAGGCGGA